GTCGGTGACGAGCTTGCATCACTCGAGCGTGAAGAAAAGCAGGCATACGCTGACCGCCTCGCAATCGGACGAATTGCCGACTCGAAGGAAAAGTATGCAAAGGAGCTTGAGACGTACAGCAACGTTCCGGACAAGCCCGTAAGCGCAAGCGAGCTCATCATGAAGCAGCAGGAAATCCTTGCGCGAAACGGCGAGAACCAGAAGAAGCGCGAGCGAGTAAAGGAATACCAGCAAAAGAATGACATCCTCAGCGAAAGGATATCAGCACTCCAAGAACAGCTCGCAAAGCTGCAGGATGAATATGCAGCAAATCTTAATGACCTGGAAATTGCCACTCAGTCAGCAAAGAATCTCGTTGATGAGTCGACTGAGGAAATAGAGACATCAATTTCAGAGATTGATGAAATCAACCGAAAGGTGCGTGCGAACCTGGATCACGAAAAGGCAATCGAGGAAGCCCACGAATACAGCCGTCAGTACGGACTCATGACAAAGAAAATCGAGAAGATAAGAAGCAACAAGAAGAAGCTTCTTGAAGGCGCTGACCTTCCTCTTCCTGAGCTGAGCGTACAGGATGGCATGATCACATACAAGGGTCAGCTGTGGGACAACATGTCCGGAAGCGAGCAGCTCATGGTTGCAACCGCCATCGTAAGAAAGCTCAATCCAAGCTGCGGATTCGTTCTCATGGACAAGCTTGAGCAAATGGACATGGACACGCTCAACGCATTCGGCAAGTGGCTCGAAAAAGAGGGACTGCAGGCAATCGCTACAAGGGTTTCAACAGGAGACGAATGCTCTGTAATCATTGAAGACGGATGCATTGCCGACACCGATGAAAAAGAAAACAAGGAAGAACTCAAAGATGAATGGGGTGGAATAAAGTGGTAGCAGGATTTGAAATAAAAAAAGGAAAAATAAGCAAGGCAAAGAGAGTAGTAATCTATGGAACGGAAGGAATCGGTAAAACGACTTTCGCTTCAAAGTTTCCTGATCCGGTTTTTATCGATACGGAAGGAAGCACGAATTCGTATGACGTAAAGAGAATGGACAAGCCTACGTCATGGACGATGCTAATGAATGAAGTCAAGTACATAAAGGAAAAGAAGCCATGCAAGACACTTGTCATTGACACTGCCGACTGGGCTGAGAACCTGTGCATCGAGTCAGTATGCGCTGAAAAGGGAATTACCGGAATTGAAGACATTGGATATGGAAAAGGATACACATACGTGTATGAAAAATTTGGAAAGCTTCTTAATGAGCTTTATGACATTGCCGAGAGCGGCATCAATGTCGTCATAACTGCACATGCGTGCCTGAGAAAAGTCGAGCAGCCAGATGAAATGGGAAGCTATGATAAATGGGAAATCCAGTGCACAAAGGCAGTATCGAAAAAGATAAAAGAGTGGGCTGACATGCTTCACTTTGCAAATTATGAGATCTACGTTGTTGACAGCAACGGAAAGAATAAGGCCCAGGGAGGACGACGCGTCATGTACACGCAGCATCATCCATGCTGGGACGCAAAGAACCGCGAAGGGCTACCAGAGAAGACTGACTTCTCATATGAAGTGATAAGAAGCATCATCGAAGGAGAAACGCATGAACAGGCAGTCACAACGCAAGAAGCAAATAAAGAAGAAGATAAGGCTGATGACTTTATCGTTCCTCAGCTTGAGGAGATGAGCGTCGAGATGAGCCCTGACGACGCACAGTCATCAATCGACTTTGACGCTCCGGAATACCACAAGATTCCAAAGCCTATAGTGGATCTCATGAAGCAGGACAACATCAGCATCCACGAGATGATGCTTGCCATCTATAAAAAGGGATTCTATCCAGCTGACACGCCAGTCGATAACATCGACATCAGCTTCTGGAAGATGACGGCAGCGAACTGGGACAAGTTCGTCGAATACATAAATGAAAGTGAAGTTCAATTCTAAGGAGGAATATCATAAATGGATAATATGGAACATGAATTAGGATGGGATGATGAGATAACTGCCGACTCCGAAAAGGAGTATGTGCTTCTTCCGGAAGGCACGTATGACTTCATCATCAAGTCACAAATAAAGAGAACGAGGACAAGCGGAAAAGGAAAGATTCCAGCATCGAACGCCGCAATTGTCACGCTCACTATCAAATACAACGGAACAGAAGTAAACGTTCCGACTACTCTGATCTTGTATTCGACGCTCGAATGGAAGCTGTCGGCATTCTTTGAATGCATCGGACTCAAAAGAAAAGGCGAGCCTCTCAGAATGCAGTGGAACAACGTCGTCGGAAAAGGCGGAAAGTGCGTCATTTCGCATCGACAATATAACGGCAGCACGTACAACAACGTTGAAAGGTTCGTGGTGCCTGAAGCTCATGCAGCTCAGCCATCTTCATCGCAGCAGTGGGGTGGAGGATCATGGAGCTAAGGCCATACCAGAAGGAGGCCATTGAGAAAATCGAAAGCCAGTGGAACGGAGGAGTGCAGCGCACTCTTCTCGTCCTGCCGACAGGATGCGGAAAGACAATCGTATTCACGAAGGTCGCTGAAGATGAGGTGAGAAGAGGAAGAAGGGTTCTCATCCTCGCACATCGCGGAGAGCTGCTGGAACAGGCACGCGACAAGATAGAAAAGGTTGCAGGACTAAAGTGCTCGCTCGAGAAGGCTGAAAGCACTTGCCTTGATGACTTCTTTCGCATTGTCGTCGGATCGGTCCAGACGCTTCAGTCCGACAAAAGGCTTTCAAGATTTTCAAATGACTACTTCGACACGATCATAATCGATGAAGCCCATCACTCAATTTCGCAGTCATATCAGAACGTGCTTGCACACTTTGACTCGGCTAGAGTCCTCGGAGTGACAGCAACTCCTGACCGCAGCGACATGCGAAACCTTGGAGAGTACTACGAATCACTTGCATACGAATATACGCTCCCCAGGGCAATAAAGGATGGATATCTCAGCCCGATCAGGGCGCTCACGATACCTCTTTCCATTGACATCAATGACGTTGCAATGTCGTCGGGCGACTTCAAGGCAAGTGACCTCGGAAACGCGCTTGATCCATATCTCGAGCAGATTGCAACGGAAATGGAAACATACGGCAGGAACAGGAAGACAGTCGTGTTCCTGCCACTCGTATCGACGAGCATGAAGTTCACTGAAATACTGAACCGACACGGATTCAAAGCTGCTGAAGTGAACGGCGAGAGCGAGAACAGGAAGAGCATCCTTGCTGACTTTGACAATGACGTGACGAATGTTTTATGCAACTCTATGCTTCTTACTGAGGGATGGGACTGCCCTTCAGTAGACTGCGTGATAATCCTTCGTGCCACGAAGTCACGAAGCCTCTACTCACAGATGGTAGGACGAGGAACGAGGCTTGCTCCTGGAAAGAAGGAGCTTCTTCTCATTGATTTCCTGTGGCTGACCGAGCGACACGAGCTGTGCCATCCAGCATCACTGATAGCATCGAGCGACAAGGTCGCACGGAAGATGACAGAAACAATCGAAAGCAGTCCAGGAAGCGAGTTCGACATTCTCGAGACCGAGGAAGCTGCCGAAAAGGACGTACAGGCTGAACGTGAGGACGCACTCGCAAAGAAGCTTTCAGAAATGAGGAAGCGCAAGAAGAAGCTCGTCGACCCTCTTCAGTACGAAATGTCAATCGAGGCCAGCGACCTTTCCAGCTACGAGCCTTCCTTCGGTTGGGAGATGGCTCCCGCATCTGATAATCAGCTCAGGACAATCGAAAAGTATGGCATACTGCCTGACGAGATTCCAAACGCTGGGTACGCATCAATGCTTATTGACAGGCTCAAGCTTCGCGCATCATCCGGAATGGCAACGCCAAAGCAGATAAGGCTTCTTGAACGATATGGATTCATGCATGTAGGAACGTGGAGCTTCAGCGACGCGTCATCCATGATATCGAGAATCTCATACAATGGATGGAAGATTCCTCGCGGACTCGTGGCATCGCAGTACGTGCCAGGAGATAAAGAGAATGAAGAAGCATGATCATCTCGAGCTTCTCGAATGGATAGATCCAGCATCCCTCTCATACCAGGAATGGATAAATGTCGGGATGGCACTGAAGCACGAGGGATACAGTGTCAGCGACTGGGACTCGTGGTCACGAAGCGATTCTAGGTACAAGCCAGGAGAGTGCGAGAAAAAATGGGAGTCGTTCAGCGAGTCAACTGACGGGATCGTCACTGGCGGAACCATCTTCGAGCTTGCAAGAGAAAATGGGTGGAATCCATCGAAGAGCCATCACGGGCACGAGCTCGAATTTGATGACGAGATAGGAACAGCGATAATCGACAGCGATTCGATAGGCTCGCTTGAAATCAACGAGCCAGGAGACGGATGGAATCCAGCTGCCGAGATAACTGCATACCTCAGCGCGCTCTTCGACTCATCTGACTACGTCGGATACGTAACCGAGTCGACAAGAAACGAGAAAGGCAAGTACATCCCGGCAAATGCCGGAAGCTACGACAGGACTGCAGGACAGCTCATCGCTGAGCTTCAGCGATATGGCGGGGTGGTGGGAAGAAGGGGTGGAATAAAACACTAGCACCGCGGCCG